TTAGCACGAACAAATTCCATTGGATTTTCTTCGATTGGTCTGCGCTTCCAAGCAGCAGCACTTACAAGGCCGTATTTCTGTAGTGCATTTTCAAGTTGAGTCATTTGCTCGGCGCCGCAGTTAGCAGCGAACTTAACTCTATATGCGTATTCTTTTTTGAAGCTTTCAGCGATGAATTCTTTTAGTTGCATAGTTATGAACTCCTGTTATAACTATTTATCATCTTAGTCAAAAAGGAAGGGGCCTAAGCCCCTTCCCATATTACTCTACTCGTCGGGCGTTACAAGTGCCCTACTTATTATATTAAGATACTACTAAACTTGTACCAACTGTTACAGCGGCGCCTGAGAAGTCGTAGCTGTTAACGGTGGATGTACCGATAGCCTGTAGCTGAGTTTCTAGTGCTACTTCGTCAAACTGTGAACCGTCAACTACGCAGTGGATCTGACCACTTGTGTTTGATGGTAGGAAGTATGCTAGTGGCTGAATGATCTGTAGAGCACGCTCTACTGCTTCACGAGTAGCATCATCTTCAGTCTGAAGATTTGCACCTGTGTCAACCATGATTAACTTTAGATTATGTCTGCTGATTAGTGTACCTGTTGCAAATTCTGCAACGCCTGCACCATTACCTTTTGATTGTGGCATTTTGTTTCTCCTAAAATATATTACTCGACTAAGTCAAGCTATGCACTTATTTATCTTTTTGGTTGATAATTTTAAGTAACTCGTTACGATCAAATTGACTGCTGGATTCTTCTGGGGACACGCCGTTTGCTTTATCTAATCTTGCTTTTTTAAGCATTAGGTCAACTTGTTTTAGTTTTCGTGTTACTTTACTGTCTTTGGCTTCTAATGCAATTTTTAGCATCTGAGCAGCATTATTAAAAACAGGGCCTGCTGCCATATCTGTCATGTTCATACCCAATGCCATAAGCTGAGTATAACTGTCTATGGCTTGCCGAGCAATGTCGTCCATTTCGCCATCATGCGCTTCCATACCACGCACTTCACTGAGTGCCATATTAATTTTTTCACTGATAGTAATAGCATCTTCAACAGTTTGAATAGTTGCTATAGGATTTTCAGTTTGGGCGGGCTGTGCAGCACTCAATGCTACATCTAATGGCGGTAAATTAAATTCTTCTTCCAATTTCTTAGTCATAACACTACTTATTGCTTTTTCTTCTTAGCTATACGGCTTCTAGGATTTCTTTTCTTTTTAGTTTGAAAGATTTGATCTTCATTAAGAACTTTAAATCTTATTCCTTTTCTAGCACACCATTCTTGTGCAGCGGCCCATTTGGCAGCGTTTAACATAGCCTGCGCTTGCTGTTGTTTACTTTTAGCAGCTTCTAGAGTAGTCTGAGATGATGGTTTAATTTCAATCAGTTCAACATGCTCGCGACCATCCTTATCCATATACTGAATCATAAAGTCAGGAATGTAATTTGCATGTTTGCCAGTAAATGGATTACGATAGGGAATAGCGATACTTTCATTGGCCCATTTTACAATGTTGGGATGCATATCACACATACGCATGAAAGTTAATTCCCAACTGCTGCGAAAATAGGGTGCTTTGCTTCCTACATACTTTGCAGGGTTCTGCACAGTATAAACACCTTGTGCAAACGCCGACATGTTACTTCGCTGTATATACTTGTTTGTTGTTGCTGTTAACCTTAGGTGCAACTAAACCAATTCTATTACCCGCGGGCATGAGCGCATTTAATACTTGATAAGTATCGTTGGTTAACTGTAAGGTATAGTCATTCATTTCAAAATATGTTAATGGATTGACACCTTGCTTTTTTGCAGTTTGCATTAAAATATCAGCCATAGCTTTTGCATTGGCTTCTTCAAAGCCTGCAATAATCAAATGACGGATCACTTGATCTAACAGCATTGGATCAATTACTTCTTGGTCTTCTGAACGAAGTGCAGCCAAGATATTTGTACTTGCTTCAGGCAAAGGAAAATTTACAGTAGAATTTTCTAAGTACTGTATTAGAGTAGACTTAGAAATTACCTGTTTATTTTCATTACCAAAAGTCTCAAACATTGAAGATGAGCCATTGATATTTGTTGATGTGTTATTAATAGCCATCTATTAACCGCCCGGTGGTTTCTGTGGTGCTGTTTCGCCCTGTTGAGCAGGCGTTACACCCCTATCTTTAACAGGTCTAGATCTATTATTAGCTAGGTTAGAAGATACCGCACTAACGCTAGTTCCGATAACTGAACCAACTACTGCATTCTTAACATTTTTACCGCTAAGTGCTGCGCCCAGTGCTGCGCCTGCTGCATTACCAACTAGATTTTCTAAGAAGCTAGACTTCTTAGACTTACCTAGTGCGTCTGCAAATCTTGCTGAATCTCCGTATACATCAGGAAGTTTAGCTCGCGTATCACCTTTAAATGTTCCGCCCGATTGACTGGCATTTGCTGCTGCGCCAGCATCACTTGTGGCCGCGGTTGCCGCTTGAGCAGATGATGGTTGGGCCGCTGTGGTTGTTGATTGCCCTGGGGCAGTAGGCTGTGTGGCTGTTGGCGTTGTTGGTGTTACTACCTTTGGTTGGCCGCTACGGCTGCGGGATTTGCCGCCGGTGCCGCCGGCTGATGCAGGTGCGCCTAACGTATCTAAACTTGTAGGAGTTGCCGGAGATTCTTTTGTACCAATTGCAATTGGTTTGCGACCTTCTTCAAACGCAGGGCCAACAAATTTATAGCCTTGTTCAAATCTTTGAACGTCGGCGTCAGTTAATGAAAAATTAGTAACGCTATATGGAACAAAGTTTTCGTAATCAAATGTTAGTTCGTATTCAAGTATATCACTAGATGAATAATCAATATCACCCATCTTTAGTGATTTAAGCGTAGGATTTATAATACTGTACTGAACACCTTTGTTACCGTGATATAAAATAAAATCAATTCTTTCAAAGAAATTTGGATCTTGATTAGTATTATACCCGTAGGCATTACTATCGTATACTGTTTCTTGATCAATATTAGGTGTTCCGGTTGCGGCTGTTTGTGCTCCTGCTGTCCCTCCAAATACTGAATTTTGCATAAGAGTAGAAGTACCAGCTGGGCGAACAGGATCTCTGTCAGTTCTAAGTGTTTTATTTCTCACATTCATAAAATGATAAGAATAATAATTCATTAACAATGATAACCATTCATTGCCAACTGTATCCATAACAGTTAGCGAAACTGGATCGTAATCAACACCAGTTTGAATTATCTTTTTACGATTATATGAATTTTTAGTTTCTGTTTTAAAAGTGATATCAGGTAGCGATGCCTTGCGGACTAAACTACTGATTTGAGTTCTAAAAACAGAATTATCAACTGATCCAAAAAGGCTAGCAAATAATTCTCGATTGAGAATAAAATTTACATAGCCCTGAAATTTTTGTCTAGGAGGATTAGTATCAGGTCTTAGGTGATAAGCATTGCGGAAGTCTCGGGCATAAAATGATCGTCCTGATCCTATGCCTAGTTTATCAAATAAACCCATGTCGAGACTCCGCTATACTTTATCCTCTAACCTATTAAGCTGTTGTGCCTGGCTCGTTAAATGCTACTGCTTCAGGGAATGGGTTACCGGCTGTTACGCGACCGTTAACATCGTTATCACCCTGATAGTGTGTTGCGTTATCAAAGCGAATCTGTAGAGTAATCTGTACAGGATCGTTTGCGCTATAGTCAGCATCACTGTAGTCAACATTGGTTAAGAAGGCGCCTTCTAGGAACCAAACTTCACTTGCGCCAGCGTTAACACCGTCAAGTACTTCGATCTGCATATCAAACTTATAGTCTGAACCTGCGGCAGCAGTTGTCTGCTGGAAGTGGTTAACCTGACGCTGTACTTGAGAACCTACCATCTTTGTTACGCTGTTGCTGATATCATCACGAAGCACAACAGTTACCTGTTCCCAACTATGCTTGCCCTGTACATATGCCTTTGAGTTGTAACTGTCAATAGTTACTTCTTCATATGTAATCTTTGGACGGGTAACGTTCTGAACATTTTGTGTTAACACTCTTGATTCAGCTTCACCACCAAAACCACCTAAAAAGCTAACACGGAAACGATACTTTAGTTTAGGCATTAGAATGCCGGAACCACTTGTACCGGTAATTGGAACACCAAACTTACTCTTGGTTTCCGATGTGTTGATATTTGCCATCTTGTTCTCCTACGAACTATAAAAAGTTAAAACTTCAAAAAGTTTTGTATGTAGATATTTATCATATTATTTCAAAAATCATAAACTCTTGCTTTAATTCCAAAAGAAAAGGGGCATTTCTGCCCCTTTTCTATTTTTAAGAGTTTGTTCTCTATTAACCAGTTGTACCAAGTGTGTTCTGGATACGAATTGGAATGTAGATAAACTCAACTGCTTTGACTGGCTGAATAGCAACATCAATATGTAGCTCATTGCGGTCAATTCTTGCAGGTGTATTGTTTGTTGTATCACAAACTGTTAAGAAGTCAAACAAACCACGCTGTGTTACTAGCTGACCTAAGAAGCGGTCAACTACAACCTTAGCGTTTTGACGTGTAACTTCATCGTTTGGCTCAAACAAGAATGGCTTAACGATATCATCTAGACGCTCACGAATGTAAACAACTAGACGTGCTACGTTAATACGATCCAATGCGCTGGCTGTTGGGTTTAGGGTCTTTTGACCAAACACCGCAATACCTCTTCCTGGGAAGTTGCTGATTGGGTTTAACTTGTTAACGTATAAGCTATCTCGCTGACCTTCACTTAGCGCAACACTCACAAACTCAGCTGTATCAGCGTTGATATAACCTAAGCCAGTTGCGTTAGTTACAATACCGCGCTGGAAGCCGGCTGGTGCAAACCATGGGAAAGCAACATTATCGTTATAAGCAAGTGTGCGTAGTGCAATATGACTTGCTGGAACAACAACATTTGTACCGTCTAGGTTTGTTGTTAAGCCGTGTGGGTAATAAACTGCTGCATAAGCATTGCTACTTACTAGACCGTCTTCGCCATTTTCTTCTGCATTGTTTGAGTTAGTTGCCCATGCTTGGGTTGCTGTTGAACTTGATGCTAGGCGTAGAGGAGCGTCAGCAACAATAAATGCTGTTTCCTTACGATCAACATTTAAGCTGATCATTTCATCTAGCAGTTCTGGATATCCAGGTGCTGCAATTAGATTGAAACGGTTTACTT